AACTTTGAACTATTTATACCGAAAAGCATGGCATACAAAGGACGATACACGGTTGAGAATAAGAAGAAATACACTGGAGATCCATCCAATGTAGTGTATAGATCTTTGTGGGAACGTGAATGTTTTAAATGGCTAGATCGAAATCCGAAAGTAAAGAAATGGTCTTCAGAAGAAATAGTGGTACCTTACTGGTATGACATTGATAAAAAGTATCACCGCTATTATCCCGATCTCAAAATTGTCTTTGAAGACAAAACACTCTTGGTCGAGATCAAACCAGAAAAAGAAACAACCCCACCATCAAAAGCTGGAAAGAACCAAAGGCGATATATCGGAGAAGCAACGACTTACGTAAAGAATATGAATAAGTGGGAAGCTGCTAATAGCTTTGCAAAGGATAGGGGATGGACATTTCAAATCTGGACAGAGAATACACTGAAGTCTATGGGGATAATGAAAGATCAGCCGGGTAAACTTAAACCACTAAAACCATTGAAACCATATCGTAAAAAGCCTAAGAAAAAGATATAAATACAGGTATGAGTAATCTATTTCAAAAGATAGGGTATGAGGCCTTTCGTGCAGGTATAAATCCTCGCACTAAACAATCGCGTGATTGGTTTCAACAAAAAGTTGGTCAACTTAGAAACATTAATCGTTTAGATTTAATGAAAGAAGATCCAATACAGCTAAAGAATAGACAATTGATTGGATCAATGAATATGTTTTTCTATGATCCAAAACACAAAGAAACTTTACCGTATTACGATAAATTTCCTCTTGCAATTATTGTCGGACCTGCGCCTGGCGGATTCTATGGATTAAATCTACACTATCTACCTGCTATATTAAGAGCTAAATTTTTAGATGGTCTAATGGATATTACATCTAATAAAGCATATGATGAGACAACCAAATTCGAATTATCATATAAGATGCTACAAGCTTCAGCTAAAATGAAGTACTTCAAACCTTGCTATAAACATTACCTAACAAGTCATGTTAAAAGTAGATTTGCTAGAGTACCTGCTCCTGAATGGGAAATTGCAACATTTTTACCGACAGCCGATTGGCAAAAAGCAAGTGGTAATAAAGTTTATAAAGATTCGAGGAACATGATCTAATGTCAACTATCGATCAATTTAAATCTGCAGCCTCTTTAAAATTAGGCTTCGCGCGTAGCAACCAGTTTTTAGTACAATTACCTACAAATTTAGGCGGAAAACCAGGTTTAACCGGCTTTGCTGGTATTATTCAAAAGATTGGATCTCTCTTAGGTGGAGAAGATATGAATATACTGTGTTCTCAAGCACAAATACCTGGTAAAAGAGTCTTAACACATGAGAGAAATATAGGTACAGAAAATCAACAGGTTGCATATGGTTATGCGGTTGAACCTGTTTCTATGACATTTTATTGTATGAATGATTACGGTATTATAAAATACTTTGATGAGTGGCGTGATATGACCATCAATCAAATTCCGGGTGAGGCATTTTATAAAAAAGATTATGCTAAACCTATTAAGATACATCAATTAAGAAGACCATTAGCAGGTAAAACTTTATCTGCTGGACCTATTAAGCTTAATCTAGGTTTAGGTGGTAGTAGTGTATATTCGGTAGAATTACTTGATGCATTTCCTACAACTGTTTCGGCTGTTGAGTTAAATAACGATCTCGACGGTCTTGTACAAGTTACTGTAGGCATATCATATACAAATTGGATAAATACCGCAGGTGGCCAAGGTTGGATTACAGCATCAGCTGGTTTAGGAAGCCTTGGATTATAGGAGAAATAAATGGCACTGCCCAAATTGAATGACGTACCAAAATATGATTTAGTTATACCATCTCTTAATGAAACTATTCGCTTTAGACCATTCTTGGTTAAAGAGCAAAAAGTATTAATGTTAGGATATGAATCACAGAATAAAAAAGAAATTCTAAAAGCAATATTAGAGACAATCGATGCATGTGTAACAGGAGAATTCGATCTTCATAGATTAACTACATATGATGTAGATTATATGTTTACTAAAATCAGATCTAAATCTGTCGGTGAAACAGCAGATATTCAAATTTCTTGTCAAGAATGTCAAGAAATGAACGATGTAAAAGTAAATTTAGATTCTATCGAAGTTAAAGATAAAAAAGACACAAACGTAGTTAAATTAACTGATAGTATTTCTGTTAAATTACGGCATCCAACATATAGTTATTTTATGCAAAGTAGCACATTTTTTGAAGAAGGTAGAACTCAAGCTGATATAATGATGGATCTTATCGTATCATGTTTAGATTCAGTATTAACTGAAGAAGAAGCGATAAAAATTAGTGATGAATCAAACGAAGAAGTAATAGCTTTTATTGATTCGCTATCAACTAGCCAATTTGAAATCATTACGAATTGGGTAGAAAATATGCCATCGCTTCAAGCAGAAATACAATTTAAGTGTACACATTGTGACACCGAAAACACTAAAACATTGAAAGGACTTGATGATTTTTTTTAATAAACCTCTCTCATGACAGTCTAGAAAATTATTTTAGAGTTAATTACCAATTATTACAAAACTTTCATTATGCGCTTACTGACCTAGACTATATGATGCCATGGGAGAGGGAGATCTATGTCACCATGTTGATAGACGATCTAAAAGAAAAAGAACAACAAGCAGCGCAACAACGAGGATAATATGGCTACATTAGCTGACGTCAAAGACCAACTCGAAGCTTCTAACGAACAAGGTGAAGCTCAACGTAAAGAATTAAGCGAACTTAATGCTAATTTTTCTGCATTCTTGCGTGAGATTAATGAAGACGATAGCCAAGAACTTGAAGATAAAAGAGAAGCTGCAGCCCGAGGCGGCGCATCAACAAAGGCTCCTGGGGTTGTTGGTCGAGGTATTGATGCAGCAAGAGGTGGACTTGGCAGCTTCTTAGGTTTTGGTACGGCTCTTGGTGCAGGAATGCTAAAGCGTGGTATTCCTGGTTTAATTGCTACTATGTTCGCAGACGAAATTGCTGATTATGTTTATAGTCAAACTGGCAGTGAAGAGCTTTCAGATGGAATTGGTAGAGCTGTTACTTTCGGCGGAATTGGTTTAATTTTTGGTAAAAGATTTGCTTTATTAAGTGGGGCTATCGGTGCATTACTAACTCCTAAAAATAAAGATAGCCTTGAAAAGTTAGGAGAACAATTTAAAATCTTTGCTAAAGACTTTGACTTTTTTGGAGCAAAGCTTCCTGATCTTAGTGAAATATTTACTACAATTAGTACGTCATTTGGTAATACTCTTGATAATCTAAGAGGTCTATTAGGCGATGAACAACAAGCCGCCAAGCTTGGCGCCGACCCGATGAAAGCTGTTAAAGATTTAGGTATTACGATAGCTTCTCTTTTTGCCCTTTTCGCTCCAGGTGCTGCAATGTCTTTAGCACTAAAAGCACTTACTGCTCCATTTAGAATTGCCTTTAATGCTGCTAAAGGAGTTTCTGCAGCTGCATTAGGTACTGCGGTAACAGCAGCCGGAGTATCAACTGCTGTCGCACAAAATGCAAAACCAAATAGAAACTTTATGCGTAATTCTAAAGGTCAAATGACAAACTTAAAAGGTGCTAGATTATCTGGAGCAGCATTAAATACTGCGCTTCAGACAGAAGCAGCTGATAAAGCTGCTAAGTTGCCAAATGCTAATATGGAAAGTAAATTTCCGAAGCTTAAGACCTTTATGAAATTTCTAAAGGCTGGTGGTCCTCTATCTGCATTATTCGGAGCTGCAGATTTGGCAATGATTTTAGCCTCACCTGGATCTATTGATAGTAAAATAGGTGAAATCGGTGGTTCATTAGGAAGTGCATTAGGTGGTCTTGGAGGATTTGCAGCAGGTGCTACGCTAGGCGGATTACTTACTGGACCACTTGCGCCATTTGGTGCCATTGGGGGAGGTCTTTTAGGTGCTCTCGCTGGATCATTCGGCGGTGATGCAATTGGTATGGCCATTATTCAATATTTA